GTAGTCCTAGACTACTTCTAGCACAAATCGAGAAGTGGAGGGCCAGGGAGTGATCGGTGGTAAAGCCGAAAGCTCTCTGGGTTCTCCCCTACGCGAGTCGATACTAAGCGTGATAAATCACATCATCCATAGTTTTTAGGACAATCGCAGTTTCACAGTTACAGAACCATTCTGAGGCCTTGCCTTCAATCAACAGCTCAATCAACCTTTCACATGTTTTCAGGTACTGAACTTCCCTTAATCGGATGTTACTTGTGACGAGACTCAGGAGACTGAGTAGGATCATTAAGATTCATATCTATCCCATAACAGGAAAACAAACAGCGGCTTGACGGAATAACAACAATACCCCCCTATGATCAGATTCCAGATACCTATAGGTTCACAATACACTGCCTCTTTTGCGCTCAGCGCGGACAGGGTGCCTACATAGCATGAAGGAATAAAATTCTTACTGACCAAAGAGAACAGGGAGAATATCGATGTCGGCGAGGTAGGGTCTGAAGTGACTCCTAGACTCGACAATGTTAGGTACTAACTCGGTTTCTGTGTCGTCAGCCCAAGGATCGAAGGTACATGACCTTCCCCGAAAATCCTTCGCTAACTTGCGCACTCGTTGCCAAATTCGTCTATTATGTGCAAAATTCTGTAGCACATCAAGATGAACAGACGAAAAGATCTGAGGGAGAAGCGCAAATACGAGAGAAAGGTTGCACAGGAATCCACTGGAATCCTTAGCCCTGCTGGAAGTCCGGGGTAATAACCCCACGCCAATAGCATAATTTTTCTCTCGGGAAACAAGAGTTTCTTCAAACTCTTTACCCATACCAAACACAGAACCAGATAGAGAGAGGGACCGTACTTTCCATTCACCAACCTCACTTAGAGGTTTAAAACGTATACGATGTCTCTTCACATAAAGACACAGTGCACGATCATATCTGGAAATACCGTCCTCTTTTAAGTGGGGACAAATGCCTAAACCACCATATTTTTCCGGAAGAAAGAGAGGGGTTGAACCCCAATCAGCGTTCAGTAGTGGCGTAATAAAATACGATGCCACTTTTGCAATGTATTGACGGGGAGTCTTGTGATAGATCTCCCAAGAACGTTCAGATAACGTCTTATCTCGTGTATGTTCATTGCAACGGTCCTGGCCTAAAAGTAAGGCGGGTGCAGAGTAGCCCTCCCCAAGCTTAGAAGTCTTTCGACGTGGGCCCGAAGAGGAATTCAAACTACTCTCTTTATTTTTTGCACCTCCAGAACGCTTCATCCCGGTAACTAGTCCCCAATTAATATAACCTATATGTCTGAACAACAGCTCTCTACGTTCGAATGATGATCTCCCATAGGAGAAGTCGAGCGAATCGACACCACAATCACCACCCGAAAAATAGACATCCGGTGCTTCATAGACCGAGGGATCACGCGCATTAACCCCTCCTGTATAATAAAAGGAAGTCGAATTTATATTAACATATGCTACATGGTGGTAAACCTTACCAGGTGAAGGAGGCAGTCCAAAGACCTCCCCCACGTTGGCCCAAATTTTATAGCCCCGCGGGCTAAGTGGAAAAAGGCAGTCATCACCATTGATTAACATAGCTAACTCACGATTAAGGACCCGATTGTGACGGCGAAGAGGCAATTTACATTGCTCCGCACTCACACCGGGTAGCTTCCCCTCATCACGCATCATTAATCGATCTAGTTCCATAACGTAACGACAAAGGGCGAAGTTCGCAATACACAGGATAGGAAAACTCACAATAGATCCCATCAACTGTCCATTCTGTTGCAAACGACCCTGATAGGTATGACCTGTCAAGGCTCTTCGGAATAAAATCCGAAAAGATTCCCTTAGCGCAGCATCGTCAGGAAAGAAACATAAATCAACTATATGGTCCACTATGACATTCGACACTAAAGATCTAATATTATTAGTTGCAGCCGAATAATCACCAGACAAGAACTTCATCCCTTGACCGACATTATCAAACATCTCAGATAACATCTCCTCAGTAACCTCAGGCTCTTTAAGAAGTCGAAATTGAGGAAATTGTGCCAGACGATCCCACATCCATTTCTGGAGGGGTTTAAGGCACATAGTCAGTAAAGGAGGCTCCTTTGTAATAATGCGAACCTTAAGAGGCTCAGGAAGGCCAACCGGCTCTACCTCAGTACTCTCTCCAATGGCAGAGGAGAAAATATGCTGAGATACAGTCGTCCAACCTTCGTTGAACCGTTCACGATCCACACCAATCGCTTTTGCCTCGACGAACTCGAAAGTTCCATCGGAATTAAGTTTAGGTTCTCTCTTCACAGTGCAGAAAGGTTTATTCTTCTTTCTCATACGCTTGAGATCATCCTTACATTCAGCGAAGAGGGCGGCGACACCGCCACCGTCTTTTCTTCGATACTCCACATTTGCCTTCGTAGAAGGGAATATAGGCGTAAACGCTTCATCTGGTCCAAAAGTTTTACCCTTGAACAACTCAAAGACAGTTCTTTTCAACTGAAACTCTAAGCTATCCTGGCACATACTCACATGACCATTCTGCCAGTCAAATTTATCATCGGGGAACAACTCATCCCACCCATTTTCAGGGTCTCTAAAATAGCGACAACATTTCTGACAGGGACAGATGGAGGAAAGATGATTACATGGCGTCGGGGCTAACCCGAAAAGGCCATCTATCGTCTTCTGTACCTCCTTTTTCACGTCCTCGTCACGTGGACGAGGTAACGCCTTCTTGATGTAGAGAACACCAGTAAGGAATGAAGCCAAATTTTCCTGAGCAGGTCCCAACTTCCGCATAGAGTCAAGTCGTATATAACGGCTCTGAAACTTCGAGTGAATCAATTGGCGCAGACGCTTCCGCGCATAACCGCCTATTAAGACGGCAGGATCATCTCGGAACTCTGGGGAAAAGGGACTTACAGGAAGAGGTGACTCGATATAATACGAGAAAAACGCATTTAATTTGTACTTAAAAAGTTTTAGATATGCGTTACACCCCGGCTCTCTTTGAAGAATATTCTGGCAACACTCACGCCAGTGCTTCAATGTTTCTGCACGGAGCTCATCACCATCCTCTTTTGAAATTATCTCATGAGTACGATAATGACGTACAATAACATCATAACTCATCCGCAGCTCATCATCAAATTGATAACGGCACGCGGGACTTACGCTTGAACGAGCGTTCGTTCCGACGGCTCCGCCGCACCCAGCGCTCTG